TGATCAATATAAGTTTTATATTCAAAGTACAACACCTGAACTAAATCATTATTATTGTTTGGCCCTCTCATATAACCTTCTCTTCCAGGATATTTAGCTATTTTATCCAATTGCTCATCAGTTAAATCTGGAAACTCTTTTTTAAGATCAGGTAAAGTTATAGCTTTTATTTCACCAACATAATATATGTCTTGAAAATTAGGATCGTTTGTATATGAATAAACTAAATTAGCAGGGTTAACATAATCTATTGTAACACCTTCAGCTTTATTAAATGTTGTTTTACAAGCACCAATACCTATAGTAACTATATCTTCTGTTAATCTTTTGTTGGTTAAATGATATTTATTAAAATCTAATATATTGTTTATAACTTCTTCCTCAGCAATTTCTACAGACTGTTTGTAACTAAGTTGCATGTGTACTTCTAACTCTTCTTTTGATCCTGGTAAATTTTCAGGGTCTAATGAATTATATAACGTAGCGCCTAAGTTTTGTTCTATGCTGTCTATCAACGGCTTAGCCATCATATCTTTCATTACACCATTAGCATAGTTTGTTCTTTGCTTCTGTGAAAAAGGATCTTGAGCGTAAGCTTTTATATCGTAGTTTTTAGATGATATACCATTTACTACTATATCCACAAACTTAGGTATAATAGGTACTGGCTTCCAGTCTAAATTTAAGTAAGACAAATCACCGTTAATAGATAATTCATCTTTATATTTTTGTATAGGTTGTTCACCTCTAGCGTATAGTCTTAATCTATTAAAATTTTGATAACCATTATTCCAACGACTGTTATTAATTCTACCTCCTCTAAACCATTCGTATTCAATTGCACGTGCAACAAGTAAGCCATATTCCAAGCTTCGCTTTTCCGCTTCAGGTACCACCTGATTAGGAAACGAACTATTAGTACTCGTATTAATCATTTATTATAATTTTTGAATTATTACCATCGTTGTTATATTTACTAAAGTTTAACGAAACTTTTTCTTTACTAACCTCAACTGTTGGTCTATATTTATTTTTATTGCAAGCCATAATAGCTAAGCCAGAACTAATTGATGCATCATGTTTTGTTCTGTTATTTATATCAAAAGCAGCCCAATCCTCTAAGGTACGTTGAAAATACATTGTACCATACTGTTCGTTATTGTAACCTACAAAACTATTTATATAAGATTCTATTGCAGCAGCATGAGCTTGTTTTACATCTTCACTTGAATTAGGTATACCACCTATTTCTTTTTCAGCAACAGACAATTTATACATTGTTTTATCTGGCCTGTTCATAGAGTATTGCCTATAACCTCTACGTTTTAAATAATATAATAATCTTGGTTTATTATTTTCTGCAAGAAGAGGCATACCATAAAAGTGTAATGCCATAAGTACATCTTCAAAAAATATATCAGCGGTTTGTGGTCTAGCTATATATTCTAAAAAAAATAAGTTAGGTGGACAAGTATCCATAGTAAACTTAGTTAAACCGTGTAGTGATCCTTTTGATCCTCTACCATCTACAGTTCCTGATATATCATAACTGTCACAACCAAAAGCACCCATGTGTTGATTAGCGGGATGCTTAACGCCATTTTTAATTATATGTCTGTTTTGTTGATCTCTATCGGGAAACCAAGAGATCATAAACCTACCTTGTTTGTTAGGTGTAAACTCTACTCTTGTATCTTTAATCCCATTTTCCCACTGAAAATTACCCTGTGTTAATACAGCAGAGTGTTTTAAATCTTCGTTAAAATCTATTTGTTCATAAATTTTAGTCAAATTAAACAAAGAAGCTTTTGTTTCATCTCTGAACGCGTGTTTCTCTGTACGTGGAAACTGTCTATATAATTCATTAAGCGCATCAGGATCGTCCTTAAGACCTTCTACTTCATTCTCCCAATGCTCAATAACACCTATTTCAATTGGGAAGCCGTCTGGCCCTTCCTTTTTTTCTTCGGGTGTCTCGAAGACAGGTATCCCATAAGAATCAATGTATCCTTCGTAGTTCCATTCCATAGGAATGAACAAGCTATATAATCCCGAGCTAGTCTGCCCATTGCGGTTTCTTCTGGTAACGTCTGAATCATCATATATTTTTTTATAGTTTCTACCGCCTTTATCAAGAGCATTACTTGTTGACCCCATCATACACTTACCTATAATTCTAGAACCTAATCGTAAACAAGTTTTTGTAACTCTCCAGTTATTTAATATATTATCAGGCTTTTCCCATTTACCAGATTCATCATGTACAAGTAGTTTTAATTTTTCACCATCATAACTATTGTCTCCAGTATTTTTCCAGTCAATAGTTGTATCTAATCCTTCTAATTCTTCTAACTGTTCGTTGCTATCTAGTTTACGTCTTGTAAATCTACTGGCTGGAACCCTGTATGCAAGTTCTGTTTTTGGCCTATCCATACCGTCTTGAATTGGCTTGAAGAAAAACGGATAGTTGACGGAAATTGGTACGATTTTATCGGTAAACATTTTCTTTGCATCAGCCCCAGACTTTGATAAGACACCGTATCTAGCATCACTAGAGATAGTGGCAAGGTTGACAGTTTCACCTGATGCCATGAATGAAAAACCAGACCGTCTGTTTTTGAGGTAACACATTCCGTAGCAGCGTTTATCTGCTTTACAAGCTTCCCAGAATATAAAGAATAATCTGTTTGCTTCTCTAAAATCTGCTTGCCCAACATCAATCTTGGACCACTGCAGGTACATGTAATGAGTACCAGTAATATAAGTAGCTTTACCTTTATTAGTGAACCAATAGCCTTCGTGACGCCTAGCAAATTCTCTATCAATATACCCATACCATTTTTCTTTAAAATCATCTGGATATTGTTTCCAGTCAAATATTGTTTTAATCTTTTTTAATGTCTTAGGATACTCATGTACTTGCCACTTGTCGTAATCCTTGTTAACATCTTTTTCTTTTGGTAATGCTATTTTAAGATTTTGTATTTCATAAACCTCACCTATCTGACCAGTTTTAGATATAACAATTACATCATGTTCTTTGTTATAACCGTACTCCCACTTTTTAGATTTGTTTAACCTACTTATTACATGTGGTTTTATATGGTCGATTACTTTATATAATGTTTGTTTATACATTACTTAGATCTTCTTTCTGCAAAACCTCCAAAAGCTTTAGCTTGAACTTCTTCTTTTGGTTTTTCATTTAACATATCTTCTTCTTCTTTAATACGATTAAGTATTTCAAAAGCATCAAATATAGCTAACTTTTTAGTTGCAGCAGCGTTCTTTAATCTATCAGCAGATATATCGTCGTCAGAATCTACAATAGCTTCTTTTGCTACTTTAATTAACTCCTCAACTGCTTTGTGCCCAGCGAGGATTATGTTCTGTTTCGTTTCCTTGACGTTCATATTTAATTACAATATCATTAGATTTCATACAATAAAGCCTTTTGCCATCGACAATAAACTCAAACTCTCCAAAAGGTTTAAAACCAACTAAATCTTCTTCGTTGATTCCTAGCGCTTCTAATGAGCTATTTCCATATTTGACTATACCAATAAGTCTTTGCTCTAAACCTGTATCTACTTCGTTAAGATCTTTAATAGGAGCTAGAAAACATCTATCCCCAAGAGCCAACCATTTGTTTTTAGGTTTGTATAAATAAACTTGATCAAGTTGAACAAAATACATATTGTCTTTAAAATAAGACTTACTGTTTTTTTCCCTGCCTTTCATATCATAAAATCTTCTAAAGACATTATGATGTATCATAATTAAATCACCTTTTTTAATAGGTGTTTTAAAAGCTTTAGGAACAGCAATAACTTTAGCTATATTATTAACAGATTTAAAACTTTCTATCTTTGTGTTAATTATAAGGCTTTTGTCACCTACTTTTACATCATTAGAATATCGCTGGCCAACTGGCTCAACGATAAAATCAAATAAGCTATTCACTAATATTCTAAATCATACTCGACTGAGATTGCCATGTTACAGTTAAACTTTTTCCATGGCAATACCTCGTCTCGTTTTTTGATAAAAATATTATAAGAATTATCTTCTTTATCAGAAAGTATATGTGATATAGTATGACCACCATATACTGACTGCCCTATCGAGTAGTGCATAGCATCAGTTTTGTAGTCAGAACCAATACTTATCTTTCTAATAATTGAAGACATTATTTCTTATCCTCTTCTTTTTCAATAGGTTCGTATGTTCCATCTTCTAAATTAATATTGATAGAGCCATATTCTTCTTCTAGTTCTTTCTTGAAGTCTTCAGTCTTTTTGTTTTCTTCATGGAACTTCCCTAATACTGCGGATTTTTGGGCTTCTAAGAAACCGACTTCGTTTAAGATCTTATTAAGTTCTTTTTGAAAGCCTTGAATCTTTTCTAATTGGTCTTTGGTAATCATTGATTTTACTTCACTCATTTTAATTTAATTTAATTGGTTATTAATGTATTAATATAATTACAGGTTTTATTTACTTTTTAAATATACTTGTAACTTTTTCACTACTTCGTCCGCCAAAGTAAGCTAAAACTACTGCCATCATTACTTTTTCAAATGTATCGTTCCAGGTTACTCCTATGTTAAACGGTATTGATTCAACACTATCTAGTATTCCAGCTAGTGAGAATATAACAATACACCACACTAAAACTAATGGGCGTACATTTTTAGAAAGCCATGAATCTGATATTGAATCGGCTTGCCACCTTGAAGTGACGGCTTCCATTTCTTTATTTTGTTGTTCGAATATAAGTTGTTGTAATTTTATTTTATCTTCACCACTTACATCAGATTTACCGATAGCAGCAATAGCCTCAGCAGGTGAAGTTACACCACTTAGTACACTACCTAAAGCAGGATTAACTAATGATGCGGCACCAAACAATAGTTTACCTACTGTTGTGTCTTTAAATTTTTTCTTAGGATTTGGCATAAGCTTCTTTTTCCCACGGAAGGTTTTTAGCGCCTTCTTGCATTTTAGATCGTGAATATTTTTTTCCTTTCCAATACACATTGTTATCGTCATAGTCTAAATCACCTCGTTTCATTTGATCGATGTGAATATTCTCGTGATTTACAACATCTTGTATTTGTTTAGGATCTTTAATATCTTTATTTATAATAATTGTTCCATTATTATTGGCTTTACCTAACACACCTTCTTCCATGTTTACATTGTAAATTGGTGTACTGTCATAAGTATACGGAGGGTTGTTTAGTTTAAATGCCATTATTTTCCAGGAAACATTTTATTTAATTTGTCTTTACGCTGTTGGCAGCCACAGGGTATGTTTAAACCCTGTGACACTGCATCAACAACTTTCTTAATACCAGTTGCTTTAGTGAAAGACTCTATTTTATCACCTAAGCCTCTATTCATTACGCTTGTGTGAATGATCTCCAGTACATTCTGTTTTTAGGAGTAGCTTGAT